TGAAGCTATTAATAAATTTGGTTTTGATGCTGTTATGGGTAAAACAATTCAAAGCGGAGGAGAAGAACCTGGAATGTATCAACCAGGACAATATACGCAGTATTATAATTTAATGGAAGCAGAATCTGGCGGTGGAACAGGTTTAAAAGAACAATATAGACCTGCAATTGCACCAGTAGGTACTATTTTACCATCAAAACCAGGAACGATTGGTTATACAGGACCTGAAACGACAACTGCACCAGTAGCAGATATAGCAGGAAGAAGACAAAGAATAGAGGATTCATTAACAAGAGCAGCTTTTGGTCCGGAAAGAATTAGAGAAATTTTAAAACAATTAGAAGCTTCTAGTTTTTTCGCAGACGGTGGTATTGTTAGTTTATTAAAAAAATAATGGATATTAAATACAACGAAACATTAGGTTACTTTGTGAATACAGCTAATGATGAACCTGTAACTCAAGCAGAACTATTACAATGGGCGGATGAAAATCCAGAACCTTTAGAAGGACCTAAACAATCTAATACTGCTATGGTAAAACAATTAATAGAAAGTTTGACAGTTAAAGAAACCCCTGGTAATACAGAGGTAGAAGAAGGTGTTGAAACAATCAAAAAAACCATATAGAATAAATTAATGGCACAGATAGACGACGCATTACCCAATACAAAAACAACTGTAGAAATTCCAGGCGAAGAAGAAATCATTCAAGAACAAGAACAGAAGATTGAAGAGATTCAATCTGAAGGTGGTCCTGTTGAAATAGAAATGGATGAAGACGGAGGAGCAGAAATTTCTTTTGACCCACAAGTTGCAGCTATGGAAGGTGGTGAAGACCACAATGCCAATTTAGCAGAATTTTTAGAAGACGGAGTATTAGATCCTATTGGTGCAGAATTATTTGACCAATATGCTGAATACAAAGAATCAAGAGGAGATTGGGAAGAAAGTTATAGAGAAGGTTTAGATTTATTAGGATTCAAATATACAAAAAGAACAGAACCTTTTAGAGGAGCATCTGGAGTAACTCACCCAGTGCTTGCAGAAGCTGTTACACAATTTCAAGCACAAGCATACAAAGAATTATTACCTGCAGAAGGTCCAGTCCGAGTTCAAATTTTAGGAGACGTCACTGCAGAAAAACAAGACCAAGCAAATCGTGTAAAAGATTTTATGAATTATCAAATCATGGATCAGATGAAAGAATATGAACCAGAGTTTGATCAAATGCTTTTCTATTTACCCCTGTCCGGTTCTGCCTTTAAGAAAGTCTATTATGATGATCTATTAGGCAGAGCTGTGTCCAAATTTATACCTGCCGAGGATATTGTAGTTCCTTATTCTGCAAACTCATTAGATGATGCAGAAGCTGTTATTCATTTAGTAAAAATTTCTAAAAATGATTTACGTAAACAACAAGTAGCAGGATTTTATAAAGATATAGATTTAGGAGAACCTGCGGTGAAAGAAGATCCACTAAAAGAAAAAGAATTACAACTAGAAGGCATTTCCCAAAATGGTCAAGATGAAATTTATACTTTATTGGAAATGCATGTTAATTTAGATCTACCAGGATATGAAGATGTGAATCCTGAAGATGGTGAGCCCACTGGAATTAAACTTCCCTATGTCGTAACAATAGATGAATCTACTAATAAAATTTTATCTATTAGAAGAAACTATGCAGCTAATGATCCGTTGAAAAAACGAATCAATTATTTTGTACATTTTAAATTTTTACCAGGTTTAGGTTTTTATGGTTTTGGTTTAATTCACATGATCGGTGGATTATCTAGAACAGCAACTGCTGCATTAAGACAATTATTAGATGCAGGAACATTAGCTAATTTACCAGCTGGATTTAAAGCTAGAGGTATTAGAGTAAGAGATGATGCACAACCTTTACAACCAGGAGAGTTTAGAGATGTAGATGCACCTGGTGGAAACATCAGAGATTCATTTATGCAACTTCCTTTTAAAGGACCAGATGCAACTTTATTACAACTTATGGGTTTATGTGTGCAAAGCGCTCAACGCTTCGCGTCCATCGCTGACTCACAAGTGGGCGATATGAACCAAGCCGCGGCCGTCGGTACGACTGTAGCGCTTCTGGAGCGCGGATCGCGGGTAATGTCTGCTATTCACAAAAGATTATACGTTGGTTTAAAAAATGAATTTAAATTATTATCGGAAGTATTTAAAACTTACATGCCACCTGAATATCCTTACGATGTTCCAGGTGCACAAAAAAATATCAAGGTCGCTGACTTTGATGATCGTATTGATGTATTACCAGTTGCCGATCCAAATATCTTTTCTCAAACACAAAGAATTTCTATGGCACAAACACAATTACAATTAGCACAATCGAATCCACAAATTCATAATTTATATCAAGCGTATCGTTCTATGTATGAAGCAATCGGAGTTAAAAATATTAATGCTATTTTACCTCCACCAGAACAACCGATGCCGATGGATCCAGCATTAGAACATATTATGTCTATGAGTATGAAACCTTTTCAAGCATTCCCAGGACAAGATCACAAAGCACACATTGATGCGCATTTAGGTTTTATGGGTTTAAATATGGTACAAAATAATCCACCGATATTAGCTGCATTACAAAAAAATATTTTAGAACACATTAGTTTAATGGCTCAAGAACAAGTGCAATTAGAATTTGTCCAAGAATTACAAGAAGCTAATCAAATACAAATGCAAATGCAACAAGCAGGTGCAATGAATCCAGCTATGGCAGCCGGAATGATGAATAATCCACAGATGATGCAAGCCCAAAGACGATTACAACAAATTACAAACTCTATTGAGTCTAGAAAAGCTATTTTGATTGCAGAATTAACAGCAGATTATGCTAAAGAAGAACAAAATATTAGTGGTGAATTTGGTGGTGACCCATTATTAAAACTAAAAGCAAGAGAATTAGACCTTCGTGCCGAAGAAAACTCTAGAAAAGAGGAAGAAGGACAAGAAAAAATCAACATAGACAAGATGAAAGCTATGATGAACCAACAACAACACGAAGAAAAGCTAGAACAGAACGAAGATTTAGCTGGATTACGTGCCGGAGTGTCATTAGCAAAGCAACAAATGGCCCAAGCTAGCAAAATTAATGATTTTGGTAGAAATTTTAAGAAATTTTAGTTATAATAAATTTTAATTAGGAGAAAAATATGAGCAAAGATTGGCAAAAAGGTTCAGGATACGTAAACGCACCAAAAATTGAAAAAGAATTAGGTGTAGGTAAAGACGGATACCAACAAGGCGGTATTAATGTTGAGTCTACTAACGATCAAGAGTCACAGACTGTTGAAGTTAAAGGTACTAAACGTATGTTGAAAGCAAAAAGCAAAAAAGCTACCTGGTATTAGTATGTGGTTAAGCCTGCTAGGAATGGCAGTGAAGACTGCTGGTTCTATTTATTCCAATAAACAAAAAACAAAACAAGCCATGTCTGATGCTGCATTATTACATGCAGAAAAAATGGCGCGTGGGGAAATTGAATACACCGGTAAAGTTTTTGAAGCACAGAAAAATGATTGGAAGGACGAATTTATTTTATTAGTGTTGTCTTCTCCTTTGTTTTTATTAGCGTATTCTGTATTTGCAGAAGATGAAAAAATTGGTCAAAAATTAGACTTGTATTTTGAGAAATTACAGGGTATGCCTTGGTGGATAACTGGCCTCTGGATTTCAGTCGTAGCAGCTGTATATGGAATCAAGGCTACAGATATTATAAACACAAACAAAACAAACGGAGTAAAAAAATGAGAAACGATTACGGAATAAGATCAGAAGTTAGATTTTCTAAAGGTGGAAAAGCTTCTAAAAAGAAAAGCTCTTCTAAAAAAGGAATGGCTTCTGTGAAAAAATTAGACAACATGAAAATGAACAAAAAGAAATAGTCATGAAAAAGGCAGAGAAAAAAGTACAAAAAGTAATGAGAGAATTTAAAAAAGGTAAATTACATACAGGAAGCAAAAAAGGCCCTGTAGTAAAATCTAGAAAACAAGCAATTGCAATTGCTCTTTCAGAAGCCGGTAAATCTAAAAAGAAGAAAAAATAATGGAATCTTGGAAAGACTTACTACCTTTGTTAAAACAAAAACTATGTAAAGTAGTTTGTACTATTTTTAACATTAAACAATGTGCATGTAAAAAGGATAAAAAATAATGAAAAAAGAATGTTCTATTTGCAAAAAAGAATTTGAAGCTACAAGTGAACATCAAACGATTTGCAGTGATGCATGTAAACAGGAGGCGTTAGCAAAATTAGATCAAGGATCTGATGAATGTTTATCGTGTCAATAAATGGCTACTAAAAAGAAACCAGGACTCTGGGCTAATATTAATAGAAGAAAAAAATTAGGTATCTCAAGACCAAAATCTAAATCTACTATTTCAGCTAAAGCATACGCTAATATGAAAAAGGGATTTCCAAAAAAGAAAAAGTAATGGCTAGAACAGCGGCGTGGCAGAGAAAAGAAGGTAAATCAAAATCAGGCGGTTTAAATAGAAAAGGTATTGCATCCTATCGTGCAGCAAATCCTGGTTCTAAATTATCTATGGCTGTAACGACGAAGCCATCTAAATTAAAAAAAGGTTCTAAAGCAGCAAATAGACGTAAGTCTTTTTGTGCTAGAATGAGCGGAATGAAAAAACGCTTAACGTCTGCTAAAACGGCCAGGGATCCTAATAGTAGAATTAACAAGTCCCTGCGCAAATGGAATTGCTAGAAAGGCAAAATGGACGAACTAGTTATAGTTTATAAAATACAAAAAAGAATACAAAGTACTCTTCAACAAATAGGTGATGTCATGATTAGTGGAGGGGTTGACAATTATGAGAAATATAAGTATTTACTAGGACAGGCACAAGCCTATCAATTAATATTACAGGAAATCTCTAACCTGCTAAAAGATAAGGAGCAACCAGATGAGCAACCAGACACCACCAATGTCGTCGAATTCGGAGACAGAGGTACCGAAAATTAAATTAGGTCTTCAAGAAAAATACGAAGAAGAAAAAAAACAATTACCTCCAGAAAAAGAAGGATTAAGTCCAGACAATATTGGATCTGATGTAGTTGATGAACTACCGGAACCAACTGGATATAGACTTTTAGTTTTACCTTTTACTCCAAAAAATAAAACTAAAGGTGGAATTTTATTTTCACAAGAAACATTAGACAAAGCAAGAATAGCAACTACTTGTGGTTACGTTTTAAAAATGGGACCGCTTTGTTATCAAGATGAAAAATTTACATCAGGACCTTGGTGTAAAAAAGGAGATTGGGTGATCTTTGCCAGATATGCTGG